ATCTGCTAAACCTTGACAGTCATCACAACTGCTAGGTTCATTTACCCAATTAACATACTTAACGTTGTTCATCTGCATGGTCGTCAAATCAACGTGGTAATTAACTCGTTGCGATTCCGTCACCAGAATACGACGGGCGTTGTACTTGGATTGTGCCAGCCTATCAGCGAGCGACTGATTAGGCTTGAACTGCTTCGGATTGTTATGCTGAGCCAGTAAAGTATCCATATCAGCCGGTTTAATACCGTGCCGTAAGTTCTTACTAACTAAGTCCTGCACATCGTGGGCTAGCTTGTCGCTATCCAGCCATAAATTGCTACTCCACTGCTCCTTGGTACTGTCCTGGTCAACTATACTTGTCAGCTTCTTAGCTGGCTTAGCTGGCATTTTAACGTGCCTTGCTAAGGTATGGTTGCCTGAGCGTGCATGATTTCAGCCATGCCATCATGGTGTATTCGGCTCATGATGTGGTTTCGATAATGGTTGTGCAGTGCAACGATACCTAATCCAATCATGGCACCAATCATGCCGGTCTTGTTGAAGCCGGCCTGCACACTGTACATCTTGGCACGTTGCTTAGCTTCTTTCGGCCAGTCGCTCATATCCAGCTCTTTAATAGCCTGCTGCCATTGCTGCATATCCCATGAATTAACCCGTTGCTGAGTCTGGGATAACGACAGCCCATTCTCATCCGCATAATGCGTATAGAAGGCGTTTATATGTGTGCTGATGAACTGCAAGGTGTTGTGATATTCAGCGTCAAACGAAGCATCACTTTGACTGTCCTGATTGAGCAGGTCGTTGATCCGCTTCTGGGTCTTGGTCAGTGTTGCCATTGCCTACGCCCCCCTTGCTGTTGACCAGTATTATTGCCGTTTGGTTGATGTGCTTGTTCCTGATCAGTCAGCTGGTTCTGCATGAGACTGGCAGTCTGCTGCATATCTTGCTTGTGCTGGTCTTTCATGCGCTGCGTTTCCTGTTCCTGAGGTACGCCGGTAACGTTCTCGACCATACCTTGAATCGTCTGGTCACTAATCTTACCGGTATCAGATAACGTCTTGGCATTCGTGACCGTCTCGGAATCGTTCTTAGGTAAGTTTGGCGTGTACGTAATCTCAACGTTCTCCACCTCGTCCGCGTTAGTGATCACACGAATAAACGTCCAATAGGTTGCCATCAAACGTAGTCTGCGCATTAACCCACGGGTATACAGCGACTCTTGTGTGGCTCGTTCCTGATCACTGCCCCATAGTTTGTAGGTCATGGCAACACCCGATGCATTAGCGGCAAAGTTCTCGTCACTCACATCGGGTGTATTAGTGTCCTTATGAATATCAGCTAGCAAACGGTCAACGTATATTTTCCAATCAGTTGCATTTAGTTCCTTAGTCAGGTACTTAGCATCCGTTGGTACCACGGTTGTCCCGCCTGCTGGGTCATGGATGACTGACGCCTTTACGAACATGACACGTTGCTTCGGGTCAATCTTATTGACCTTGTACAATGGATTGCCATCCTGGTCATACATCTGCTCGCCTTGCTCATTCAGCAAAGGCTGAGCGTTCTCTGGATCGTCGCCATTGTCGATATCACCTGAGATAACAAGAATAGCGTTGTTAAATTCTTCCTCAGAGTTAGCCATCTCAGATAGTGATTTGTCGTAAGCGTCGACCTCATCTAATTTCGGCTCCCATGAACCAATCCGCTCATCATTCAAGCGGTACTCGGTAACTGGCACTGAACCAAAGTAATGTGGCTCTTGACCGATCAGTGTGTACTCACCAGTTGGCGAATTACTGGACGTAAAGTGATAAACATTGCTGTCGGTGTACACGTCAACGTAGTAAGTGACCTGATCCATGAACTTGACCATGAAGTAACGCACGGCAAACAGTGAATGCATTTCAATTGTGGTGTCATACACAACGAAGCAGTTAGCTGGATCAATCGCCTTGATAGCTGGCTCGTTAGTTGACTCACGGATATACATCAGCTCGTATGCCCTGCCTGTGTTGTTCAAGTTCTTGGACATGATTTTCTCGTGATACGGCTCATCGTTCTTGCTGTTAAACAGGTCGATAGCTTGGATTAAATCATCACCGGTATCTTTGCCATCCGTGATATTGGAGTAACCAAACTTCAGTGGGTTGCCAAACTGATAGCCAACTCTGATGTTAGTAATGTACCGTGGCAAACCAGATTGAATCCGATTGTCTGCACGATCAGCCGGCTTGTGATTACGCCAATAGTGAATATCGTTGTCACCGGTGTAATAACGTTCTAGTGTCAATAATCGTGGCACTTGCATGGTGTAATGATCGTTAATGAACCAACTCAATAGAGGCTTAATCAATTCGGGATTGTTTTTCTTTGTCGCCCATTGGTCGGCTGGCATACGGTAATCTTGGTTACTGTCGAACTGAAACCGGGCACCGCCTAACATCCGCACTGAATTGGGTTGCGGATACGGCAAGCTCATGGCGTGGGCTTGCAGGTCTGCTGTTTCTGCCATTGATTAATCACCTCTTTCTATATCAAACCTAACCGCTTCAACGTGCCGACCTGCCGCTTACGTGATGGCCGGTTTTCTGTTGGAATGATGTACTGTTCGAATGCATACCGCAGTGCATCAATGAAGTGGTTGTTAGCATCGACTGGCTTGTTTAACCAGTTGCCATCTTTGTCTTGGTCATAGGCATACGTGTTAAATTCCTGTACTGCGTGCACACACTTCGGCAAGATATGTATCGTAAAGTCGTGCAGGAAGTTGATACCAAACTCAATTGAATCCTTGCCTTTGAAACTGCCGTGAATTCGCCTGATACCTTTAGCATGTAGCTCGGCAATCAGGCGAGGTTCAGCAGAATCAGCCGTGATATCTGAGTTCTGATAGCCGTGTTCCGTTAACCAGTGCAAGATATCATCCGTAGTCATGCCTTGTTGGTACAACTCGTTATATATATAGATATCTTTCGTCTTAAAGTTGACGGCCGCTTCAGCAAAAGCGGTTGGGTCATGCGTGAACCCGAAGTCCATACCATGTACCACGGTGTCACATTGCTTAACGATCTCAGGTACATCGAAGTCTTCAACTTTGAAGTTCTCGAATACCAGTCCTTCGGCAACACCCCAATCGCCATCACAGACAATCTTTGCCCGCCGTGGATTGGTCTTGTACAAATCCAAGTAACGTTGTTTATCGTCTTTACCCAGCCATTCGTTAACCCGAAACGTGGTCATCTGAGCGAACACATTTCGATACCGGGTCTTCGGATCCCAAAACTTCTTCTTTAGCCAGGACTGTTCTGACCATGGGTTAAACGTCAGTGTCACTTGCTTAAAGAATTCGGGATCAGGATTGGTACCACGAATGGATTCAATCACGGTGTCGAACTTATCGGAGTTTTCAATCTCATAGGCTTCTTCGAACCAGACGAAACATAGGTTCCCTTTTGGCACTGATATGGATGTGATTTTCAACGCATCATCCATTCCGCGAAATAGGATTTTCTGCCCCGTCGGCATATACGTAATTTCAGGCAATCCAGAATTGCATTTAAAAAGACCATCCGCCTGTAATCGGTGAATAGCCCAGCAAAGGTCCGTGTAAGTCGATTGCCGGTTTGTGTTGCTGTAACGCCGAATCACAAGCAAGTTAGCCCAGGGGTACTGCATGATGCGGCTGATAAAGTTGAGTGCAGTCGTTTTAGACTTCTTAGAGCCACGTGAACCTTTTCACGACACGGTAAAAGTGCCTATCGTTCCAGAAATGTCCGTAGCCCTCCCCAACTAATTCATTTACCGTTGGTATCTTCTCCATTGTCACAACCACCTCCTACATTCCGGTAATGTTTCCCAGAAAGCATGTCATATGCTGCAGACTGTGACATACCCAGTTCCTTGGCTATTTCCACGGATGTTTTGCCATCCATATAGTCTTTTCTGGCACGCATCACCTGTTCGTTTGTGAGTTTTCGTCTAAAACTAGGCTTATTCTTAAAAGTAGATACTCGTAATCCATTTTTATAAGCTCTTCGCAAATTTTCAGATCGATTTACCCATTCCAGATTGTGCAGCACATTGTTGTCTTTGTTACCATCTTTGTGATCAACGTCTAGTGAATAATCATTGTTGGACAAAAAGGCCATGGCAACGAGTCTGTGAACCTTTCTTATTCTTGTTTTTTTATCGATTCCTCTCAAAGATACCAGAACATACCCTGTTCTATTATGCCGCTGTTTAATAATCTGACCGGGCCAAAATTGTAACTTGCTGTGATTGGGAACGTATCTGTCCAATGACCTAACTCTGCCTTGATCACTAACTTGATATGAGCCTTCGTAACCTGGAATATCTTTCCACTTTTCCATAATATGGTCACTTCCTTAGCCACATTATATCATTACTACTCGGTATTATTATCATCTACTTCAACCTGTTCATCATCGCTGACTCTGGTAGCGCTAATAACAATTGGGTGTACATTGTCCGTCTTAGCGTTATCCTTTTTAAGCTGGGCAACCTCAGCCTTAGCTTTGTCAACTTGGGCCTCCATCAACGTGATACGCTTGCGCCGGATGTCGTTTTCATCAGCAATCGCTACGAACTGCTTGATCAAATTGCCCAACGTACCCATTGCCCGGGACTGTGCCGCCATAAAGGCAGCCTGCTTGTCCCACGCATACTGCACATCATAGGACTCAACATTTCCAATGCTAGACACTTCATTACTCATATCAGACTGATCCTGCACAAACATAATTTGCTGTGCCCTGATAATTGCCGTGTACTGCAGCGTGATGTTTTGCCAGATAATATCTGCCGGCGATTGTTGCTCCACAACCTGCAGAATATCGCTGGTTTCATCAGGAAGCCACTTAGCGAACAGGCCATGAGTGACCGCATTATGATTGTGAGGTGGGGCGGCGCCCCCATGGTTGCCAACTGCGTTCTGGTTTTTTCGCAATGAATCGTAACGCTCCTTTTCAATTGGAGCGTTCCCTTTCAGTTCATCATCCCAGCGGTCAGTGGATTTCCATTTTCGTACTGTTGAAGCGGCGACTCCCAGTTCATCCGCAATGTCTTTTAAAGCCTTTGTTTTACCTGATGCACGCCAAATATTTTTGGCCTCATCCCGCTTCGGTGTTCTTCGTCTTGGCAATCATTTTCACCACCTCCCAATCCGTGTTTGTTTTGTAATTACTATTGGTCTCCATCTGATGATGCTTTTACCTTTTGGGCATCCTTTCCCAATCTTTCTTCAACAGAAAAAGCACCACTATTTTGCGAGTGATGCTTGATTCAAAATCTGAAAATTTAAACTTATAAGTGTCATTCACACTATCTCTTGCAGGATCTCCTTATAATACAAGCAAATTAAAATGTGGAATAATACTGTTGTAACAAATACATTATGGGAGGTTATATTATGAGTCTAGATGACAAGATTGATAGCACCAAAGATAATGTAAGTGGAAAAGCTAAAGAAGTTGAAGGCAAGGTTACGAACGACAA